CCGCCAAGAGTTGCTCGATCCTTAGATGAAAAGTATATGGGATCGGAACCAACCTGGGAAGATCAAGATGAGTTGTCCGAAGATGAGCTGCGTTCACGAATGGGTGCCGCATATAACTGGTATAACTATTTTAACAAAGCAAAGGACAAGGCTAAACTTCTTGTGAATAATTATCCGCGGGATAAGAAAGAAGTGAAGATCATAAAGAGGTTGCCTGATTGGAGAATCAATTCTTCAGCTGCGTATCTTGCAAGAATGCAGGCCCTTGGATTGAAGTTACCTGAGAAGTCACTAAAGTATCTTAACGACTCTTTGGATGAAATGCTTGAGTTAGCAAAGGAACTCAAGGAAGAAAAGAAGGAAGAGGCTAAAGAAAAGAAGCCTGTCGTATCCATCCAGGAACGAATCAAGGAACAGATCTCAGAATACATTGGAGAGATTGAAGGAGAGGTAGATAGGTTTACACTTAAGAGTTACAAGACCGACTTTAAGATGTATGCCTGGCTACAGCAGAACAATGTAAAGGCACAACAGTCGAATGCGATTGCTGTATACTATAAACCATTATTGACTGAACTCTTGGAGTTACAGGGAGGCATGGATCCGCAACTCAACGAAGGCTATAGGCATATGAAAAAGCCTGAGGTCAAGAGGTTCGTAGAGTTCATTGCAAGTATCATTAGCGATGCTGAAACGTGGGGAGCAAACCAAAAGACGGTTCGTAAGACTCGTAAGAAGAAACCAATCTCGGCCGAGAAACAGATCAAGCGGTTGAAGTTTCAAGAGAAGAACGAAGAGTATAAACTTGTAAGTATCAATCCAGCGGATATCGTTGGAGCAGATCAGCTGTGGGTATTCAATACTAAGTATCGTCGACTTACGGTATACAATTCAATGGGCCCAGCCGGTTTATCAATAAAAGGCACGACTTTACAAGGATACGATCCTGAAGATTCAGTTACAAAGACGGTTCGTAAACCAAACGATGTATTACCTGACGTCATAAAGGGCGGTAAAAGAGTTCTCAAGAAGCTTATGAGTACAATAAATAGTAAAGAAAGCCAGCCGAATGGTCGGATCAATGGCGAGACCGTACTCCTAAGGGTAGCAACCAGATGACTGCAAATAATGTTCTTCAGTTTCCAAATATCGGCGCGATGCCGAAGCCAAAGAATGAAGAAGAACTTGGAGAACGCTTCCTTAAAAATAAAAAGACCTATATCGATCACGTAGTAGATCACTATGGTACGCAGCTTATCAATAAACTTGGAATGCATGGTTTTGATATCTATGAAGAAAACTTCATATATAGATATTCATTCTGCGTCGAGAGTCTGCGTGCAACTCTATACGGAACACTTGATATCGACCATCCTTTTCATCAGGTGATGGACGATTCACTTGACCTACTCGATGTAGAATATGAAGATTTCGACGACGAAGATCTATAACTTATTGACATTCATCCTTATATATGGATAATAAATAATAGGATAGAATGTAACTGAGAATTGATATGATACTCGTTGACTTAAATCAGGTGATGATTTCAAACCTGATGATGCATATCGGTGGTAAGAATGTTGCCATTGATGAAAACTTAGTACGTCATATGGTTCTAAATTCTCTACGTCTGTATCGTAGAAAGTTTGGTGAAAAATATGGCGAGCTTGTTATCTGTTGCGATGATAAGAACTACTGGCGTCGTGATATCTTTCCATATTACAAGGCTCACCGCAAGAAGGATCGTGAAAAGTCGGGACTTGACTGGCATACCATCTTCGAAGTACTGAACGGTATTAGAGACGATCTTAAGGAACACTTTCCATACAAGGTACTGCAGATCGAACGAGCAGAGGCCGATGATATCATTGCGTCTCTCTGTCATGAGTTCGGCCACCTTGGTATTCAGAATGGATCTGCAGAGCCCATCTTAATCCTATCTTCCGATAAAGATTTCGTTCAGCTACAGAAGTATGCAAACGTCGAGCAGTACAGTCCTATGCAAAAGAAGTATGTGAACTGCAGCAATCCTGCTCGTTATATCCATGAACACATCTTAAAGGGTGATCGTGGTGACGGTGTTCCTAACTTTCTGTCGGCCGATGATGTATTCATTGTAGGTAAGAGACAGCGTCCTCTTGCATCGAAAAAGATAGATGCTTGGAATGGAATGTCTCCTGAGGAGTTCTGTGATGAAGAAATGTTACGCGGTTATAAACGCAATCAGCAACTCGTGGATCTCGATTATGTACCTAACGAGGTACAAACTCAAGCGCTTGAAATGTTTAGAGATTATAAATTGAACGGTAGAGAAAAGATCTTTAACTACTTCATTTCAAAAAGAATGAAGAACCTGATGGATTGCATACAGGAGTTTTAAGATGCCACACGATAGTCTATGGGACGATGAATTGGAAGCAGAGATGAGAAAGATTGGACTTGGTTCTCGACCTAAGATCTGGGAACGCAACCCTGATACCGGTGAATTGCGTTGGAGATATCTTAATGATTATGGAAACGAAAAAACGTTAAAGGATGCTTACAGCTTTGATGATCATATTCATATGAAGATCCTTGAGCGGGAAGTGGAAATAATTCGATCTCGTTTTAAGGATACGGACACGGGGAACCTGAGAACTGCTGTGTCAGTATTGGAAAAAAGAATTGAGGAATTAAAGAATGGCCTATAAAGAAGGTGTAGCTGAGATCCTAGATCGTATCTCAAAGTTAAAAACAAAGAAGCAGCGAGTTGCAGCTATGCGTAATGACCACAACATTGCGCTTGAGAATATTGTTGACTTATGCTTCAATCCAAACATTAAGTTTGTTCTGCCGACAGGAACTCCGCCATATAAACCACAACCAAAGGAAGCTGACTGTCAGGCAACTCTCTATGCTAATCTACGGAAGTTCGGTATCTTTATTGATAAAGGGCCGTATCCAAATATGCGACCTCTACAGAGAGAAACACAGTTCGTTCAGTTTTTAGAATCTCTTGATCCTGATGACGCTAAGCTTGTCATATCGATTAAGGATAAGAAGATGCCGTATAAAGGTATCACTAAAGGTCTCTTTGAAGAGGCATGGCCAGCACTAGCATCAACATGGGTGGTTCAATCAGATGGGCAAAACAATTCGGCGTAAGAAGGATTATTGGAATGATGATCCATACGAACCAAATTGGAAAAGTAAAAAGAAAAAGATGGTGAGGAAGAATAAACGAAATCGAAAGTTTGATGATGATAGAAGCAAACAAGACGGCATTCATTATAGGTAACGGTGGATCTCGTAAGGGATTCGATCTACTGATACTTAAGGGTAAGGGTACTGTGTTTGGATGCAATGCTCTATACCGTGACTTTGCAATGTCTTCTCCTAAGTATGCTCTGCCCGATTATCTCGTTGCGATTGATAACCCAATCATAACTGAGATCGAATCTTCTGACTTTCCATCGTCTCGTGTTTTGATACCACCAGAGAATGAAAGGTGGGAACCGGTTGAACTGCACTGGGGACGAGCTGTAAACAAAGCTTGGAATCCACAGCGCCCTCGATCCAATGCAGGAATGAATGCTATTCTTGAAGCTATCAAGAAGGGTTATACTCATCTCTACATATTCGGCTTTGATTTCTTAGTCGTAGATCAAGAGACCGCAATGTCAAATCTATATGACGGCACTGATTGTTATGGTCTAGAGACAAGAGCTAATCTTCAGGACACAAGGAACAGAATGAAGTATCTTGGTTATGTAATTGAAAATAATCCAGATATAAACTTCATCTTCTGTTATCCGAAGGATGTAGGTCAACTCTACAATCCTCAGGCAATCAATAGTTGCTTCACAAACTTTGATGATTTAATTGGTTTACTTAGGGAGAAAAATAGTGTATGATATATTTACGTTGGTTCTCTTGTTGGTACTGATGGGTTGTGTGTTCTATGCAGGTTACGAGTTCGCAGTGCCTAGAGTCACCGAGCAAGTATTAGAGGTACTACGTCAAGATCATATCATACGATTCGTTGAACAAGAAGATGGTGAGATCGAAGTGTACAGTGGTTATAAGTTTTATAAAGGTGATGTGAAGTGAATATTTTTGTACTCCATAAGGATCCAAAAATCGCAGCGCAAATGCACTGTGATAAACACGTTCCTAAGATGATCGTTGAGTCGGCACAGATGTTGTCGACCGCACATCGATTGCTCGATGGTGAAGAATACATGGCTCCATCCAAATCAGGTAAGAGGATGGTTAAGCACTATCGATTACCACAACACGATGATCTCATCTACAAGGCGGTACATGCCAAACACCCATGCACAATCTGGACCATGCAGTCACATAATAACTATCTGTGGCATTATCATCTCTGGCGATATCTTGCCGAAGAGTTTGAATATCGTTTTGGTAAAATCCATGCATCGTGGGAAAAGCTCAAGGATATTCTTTATGATACACCACAGAACCTTGTTTACGGTGATATGACACCATTCGCAAAGGCTATGAAAGCATATCCTGACCTTATGGAGATTGCGGATCCGGTCAAAGCATATCAAGAGTTCTACAAAGTTGATAAGGTAAAGTTCGCCAAGTGGGAGAAGGGTCGGCCTGCTCCAAAATGGTGGAATGATAAATAAGATTAGGAAGGGAATGTATGCCTACTTATAATTTTATTGATGAAGACACTGGAGTAGAGTTTGAGGAAATCATGTCGATGTCCGAACGCGAAGATTTCCTTTCCGATCATCCACACATTCGACAATTACCACCAGATCGTGTTAACATCGTTTGGAACCAGACCTATTCTGGTATCGTAAACGATGCTGGCTGGAATGAGCAGATGTCAAGAGTTGCTGAAGCTCATCCAACAAGCGATCTTGCAAACAATTATGGTGATAAGTCTGCGAAAGCTGTTAAGACAAGACAGGCCGTAGAGAAATGGAGAAAGAAAAGAAAGAACGCACAAGGTCTTAGCCGATGGTAGACAATACGTGATGTAACCAAGAAAGGTTATTCATGTCTATTAACACTAACTTAGCTTATCTTCACGACGATTATGAAGAGTTTTTCGAGACCAGCAGATTAACAAAGAAGCAAAGGAAAGCATTAAGGAAGAAGCAGAATACAGGATTACGACTTAGACATATCGATCCTAGAACACCGAATCAGATACGAACGTTTGAGAAGTACGATAAAGGCGATCACCTTCTACTACAGGGTGTAGCCGGTACCG